CAAAGTCTAATTGTTTGATTTGCCTCTGTCCTCCGATGACATCATAGGGGTAGATTGGAGGTAGATATAATTTGAAAACTCTTGATAATAAACTAAATTCTTTTTTCATGGAAGCATACAATCTTTTGTGTATTGCGGACATTGTTCTACTTCCTCTCTCCAGCATAGCCACTGTCGTGCCTACTGCTGCTTGCTGGTTCCCATCACCCACTTGCAGATCTGCTATTGAAGCGAATCTTTGACCTGCTTGTACCACGACACCCATAAGTGCTAATAATGTTTGCGATGGTTCTTTGAAAGGGAGAGTCATGAAAGCATCTCTTAAATTTCCACCAGGAGCATCTACATCTCTAAACTCTCCAGGTTGAATGGCTTGTGATTCATCTCTCATTTTTATACCACGCATTTTAAATCCAGCTGGTAAGTTGGATAAAGTTCCTGCATCAAGTAGTGATCTTAAAGCTGATGTTGCTGTTCTAGATAATCCACCAATCATGTGAATTAATCCAAAGCCATAAAAGCCAAGACCGGGTAAAAATTTAAAATGAACAAAGTAACTAATTTTGCTTTTAGTTACATCGCCAATTTCATAGTTTCTTCTAATAGATAAAACTTCTTTTGAAGCTTCTTCGATTGTTACAATGTAAGGTAATTTTATTCCTGTTGGTTCGCCTTCAGCATTAACGTCATTGAATCCGTCAATGTCTAAATTAACATGACACTCTAATAAAGAATACATTTTTTCATCTTTACCTTTTCTTGTGCCATCTAATTCTCTTTCTTTTTTATCTGTTTCTGATTCGTTTACATAAGCAGGATTTAATTCTATATCTCTATAGAAACCACCTACTTGTTGTTTTCTTAATTCATTTTCAGAAATTTTTATTGTGTGTATGATTGCATCTGCATCTTCTAATGATGTTGCAGTGTAAGGTACAACTAAATCATCTGCGGGTACAAATTTAGAAACAGCTCTACCCATAACAGAATCATAATAAACTTTTTTAAATGCAGATCCTGATAAAGGTAAATAAAATAACATTTGATCAAACTCAGCTTCATATTCTTTCATCTCAGACATGATTGTGTAATTCATAAAATCTTTTACACGTTGAGCTTGTTGTTCTCTGTCTGCTGTTGGTAAACCAATAATCTGTGTTCTTACAGGACCTTGTGCTGGTAATAATTCTTTATAAGCTAATGATTGAAACTGTGTAACAGCTTCTGCTAGTACAGGGTGCGTGGCACCAGAAGCACCTTTGAAAGGTTCTGTTTTACTTTCGTATTTGAAACCTAGTAAATCTAATCCTGATGTATATGCTTTTTCCCAGTCTCCTCTAGATGATTTATAATCTTGATAGTTTGCAGACAACTCTTGACCAATAGGTGCAAGAATATTATCGGGTAATAAATCTGCTAAATTAGAAAAATGATCTTGGCTCTGTTCTAAATTTACTTGTGATGGATCAAAATTAATATCAACACTGCCGTCTTCGTTTGTTTGAACGTCGACAGGTGCTTGTGGGTCTTTTTGTGTCTGTTCTAATTCTACCTGTAAATCTTCTGGACTAGGTATTTTTATAGTTTGCTCAACGTTTGGAAGAGCTTTGTCTACGTCTGCCATTTATTTTCTCCAATCGAACCACTCTAACCTTTTTAGGAGGAATATTCAACCCTTTCGGATTAGGCCCTCTTAATGGTGGTGCTCCTGTTGTTAGTTTAGTCTTCATAAAAGTCATCAAAGTCTTTAGCAGCATCTGCCTGAGCTTCGGCTCTTCCAACCGCAAACTCACCTGATTTCATTCCTTTAACTGATTTACCTGTTGCAAATTCTTCCATAGTTCTTGTGTCAGATCCTAATATTTGATCTAGGTCTTCAAGAACTTCTGCATCAAAATCTGCATTACCATCTGGATCTACATTTACAGGAACTTCTTCTTGTGCCATGAAGTCTCCTGGTCTCTTAACAGCTTTACCTGTTTTCTCGTCTATAACTTCATAACCTGGTGGTGTGTAATCTATCTCATAAGATTTATAATAATCATTTTGTCCTTCAACAAACACTCGACCATCATCTGATTTTGTTACTTTAATTCCTGGTAATTCTTTAACTTCGTATTCCATTAAATCTGCATCTATTTTTTTACCAACGCCTCTATTTATAACTTTATCTATAAAGCTTGGAAACCATTCAGGCATGGTTGTTGTTGTGTTTTTTAATTGTTGTACAACCGGTGCTGCTTTTTCTGCAAATTTAAAATACTTTCCAACAATAGGTAATGATGCAAGACCACCCATAATTTTTATAAATTTTCTTCTACTTGGATCTTTTGGTCCTTCTGCAAAACCCATACGTCCAGTAATTAAACCACCGTCCGCTGCACCAACCATCATTTCATCATATTTTTCTTGAGCCTCTAGGTCTTCATCTAGTCTCTCTTCATCTGTTAATGCTTGTCTTCTTTCAAACTCTTTGTATAAATCATAGGCTGCACCGGCTCCGATGGTTGCTAATCCAACAGGTGTAAATGCTCTTGCAGCTCTTCCAAAAGGATTCATAGCAAGTCTTCCTGCTTTAGATAAAAGACTTGTTCCTTTAGGTGCAGCTGATCCTACAAGTTCTGGTGCTAATAAACTTGCGCCGGCTGTTTTAATATTACCTTCACTTAATTCATCTGCTGCAAAGGCAGCTGCCACACTTGGTTGTCCTAAAACTTTTAATGCAGTCAAGAGTCCTTTGCCGGCAGGTTTTACAATTTCTTCGTAACCAGCTTTTGCTGCAAGTATTGGATCAACACCTGCACCAGTTCTTGATGCAAGTTCTTGTAAAGCAGTTAATTTTTTATTTATCGCTCTTGTTAAAGCAGGATCTTTAACCGTTTGGGCAGCTCCTCTTAAAACACTTTCTGATGTTGGAACTTTAGTTCCCACTTGTTGTCCTTCAAAAAATAAAGAAATTCCTCCAGGAAGTTTATCTACTTCCTTACCAAATTTGTTTAGTAATTTTTGTCGATCAGCATCATTTTTTATATTTCTAGCTGCTCTTGTTAATCTATTGTTTATTAAATTTAAATTTCTGTTTGCATCTCTAAAAACAACTTCGTTGTTCCACCAATTTTCTTTTATTCCAAAGGGATGGTGAACTTCTAAAGCGCTAAATACGTTAGGATTTCCTTGTGCTCGAACAGCGTCTCTTAATGCAGTGCCAAGTTTTTGTTCTTTTCCTCTAATTTTAATTCTGGTATCTCTTAAATTTTCTTTTAACTTATATCCATCTAACGCTTTTTCATAGGTGCCTTTTCCAAACGTTTCATTTAAATATTTTTTCATACCATTATACGTTATGGTTTTGCCAGTTTTAGTATCTTTAAATTTTAATGTTCTATAATAATTATCTTTAGCCCACCGTGGAGTGCCATCTTCTTTTTTTGGAACGTTATCTATAAATTTTTTATTTAAAATAAATCTATTATCTCCACCTTTTGCTTGAGAGGATCTATACAGATCGTGCCAAATATTGTCTTGTGGTTTTTGTCCCGGTGGAAATATTCCTTTTTCTGAAACTATTTTAACTTGCGTTTTCTTATTTTGCGCGGCCACTTGTTTTCTATACTCATCACTAACTTCATATTTTTTTCTAGCTCTTTCTAAAATATTTTCTTTTTCTGTAGAGTAATATTCTTTTGCTTTTAATCTTTTTTGTTCTACTTTGATAGGATCTTTGCTTTCTCTAATTGTTCTCTCTTTTCTTTGTTCATACCTCTTACCAACATATCTTGCTGTTTCATAATCAGGATCTGATTTAGGCATACCAAATCTATATTTTTTAAAATCTAATTTTTTATTAGGAAATCTTTTTTTAATTTTATTACGTTCAGTTATAGGTAAAGGTTCAAAACCTTGATCTTTAAAACTTAGACCACCCATAGACATCGGGCGTCTAGTCAGATAGGACATCATCTCATTGTATTCGTGAATCTTCATTATAACCTCAGCATGTTTGCTAGGCCACCTTTTGCAAAAGGTATTTCTGTGTCATCCATTGTAATTTGATCTTCTAATCGATCTAAAATTTCTTTCCTGTCTTCTGCTTTTAAACTATTAAACTCATCGCTCTTTCCACCAATTAAGTCTTTAGCAAACTGTCTATTTTCTTCTATGTTATTTAATTTTATTTTTGTTGAGAGTCCTTTTTTAATTCTAAAAATATTTTCTTGACCTTTTAGTGGTAATTGATCATCTTTAGGTCTAAAAATATTTTTTCTTTTAATATCCATTTCTGTTAATTCATCAACCATTTCTTTAATCTTCTCCATTCTTTTAGTTATACTATCAACCGTACCCTTTGAAGTTTCTTCATAAGCATCTTCTGCTTTTTTAAACTCATCTAACGATCCGATACCACCAAATTGTTCGTTAACTGGAACTCTGTCTTTACCACCTGAAGGAAACTGAATAACATCCGCTGACTTTGGTGCCATCGCTTTTTTTTGTAATTCAGATAATTCATTTGGGCTAGGTCTTCTACCGTTTGCTTTTATAAATAATCTTATAAGTGTAATTAAATTCATAGTTTACCAATAGTAACTGTATTTTTTTGGAGGGAGCTTTTCTTCCTCGTAATCTTCAGGGTGAGTCACTAGACCTCCCTGTCTAAAGCGCATGACTGCTTGGGTCATAGAATCGACCAAGTCATCATGATCTCCATACGGAAACGCTGCACATTCCTCAATTACTTCCTGTGCAAACTTTTCATCTGTAGGAGCCCATATCATACCACTTTCAAATAAAGGTGCAATAGAATTTACACGGGTATGCTTATCATTTCCTTTTGATGGTGTGAAGTTAACTACCGGTATACCCATAGCTCTAAGTTCATAGGTCAGTGGTAATCCAGAAGCTTTGGCCTCAACTAAGACAGTCTCTGGTTGCCAGTAATCGTACTGTTCTTTAGCAAGTCGTCTTAACTCTGGAAACTCTAATCTATCTTTTACAGCATCTAATAATATTAAATTATGTGGCATGTCTTCGTTCTCTTGAAACACACCCCACGTAGTGATTGCAGAATAGTCTGCCGTTTGTTTTTTCATAAACGCCGTATCATAAGATTGTATGACATGCTTTAGAGCAGGTAAGCTTTTTTTCTCCCAAGGCTTCCACCACTCACGTTTGATAATAGCACCTTCTTCTGATGTTGGGTTTTGCATCCACTGTGCGTTCCATTTAGCAAGAGATAGTGATGCCTTAACACCTTCTAACTCTTCTAACTTCCAATACTCTGGCCAAACAGGTTTACCTGATGGCATGATTGCTGGAAACTCTACGACTTCCCATTTATCTGCCTTAGCTGCTTTTTGAGATTGTATTAGTTTACCTGTTAAATCTTTTGTATTCCATCTAGTCATAACACAAACAATTTTACCACCTGGTTGTAAACGTTGCCTTGGTCCTGATGTATACCACTCGTATGCTCGCTCTAAGGCAACTGCGTTCAAAGCATCTTGCTCTGAGTGTGGATCGTCAATGATTAATAGATCTGCACCTCGACCTGTAATAGCACCCCCGACGCCTGATGCGAAATACTCGCCGCCTTGTGCTGTCTCCCATTTACCCGCGGCTTGCGAATCTTCTCTAAGACGTGTTGGAAAAACTTCTTTGTATTCATCTGAATCCATAAGCGTCTTTGCTTTACGCCCGAATCTAATAGCTAGTTCTCCGGTGTGGGTGGTTTGTATAATTTTTAGTTTTGGATTATTCCCGATCATCCAAGCAGGCAACAGGGAACTGGCGAACTCGGACTTTGTATGTCTCGGTGGCATATTTACAATTAATCTTTTAATTTTGCCATTTGCCATTTCGTTAAATTTTTTTGCAATAATTTTGTGATGATAACCTTCAATGAATTCTGGCCAAATGTGTTTTACAAAAGAAAGGAAATCTGATTTCACTTTATTTATCTTCTTTTTTTCTTGTAGCTGCAAGAACATCTTCATGAAGTCTTTGCGTACATCAGCTGGGAGTTTCTTTATCTTTTCTAAGTCTATTTCCATATATTTTTTTGCAAAATTTTTTGAGGTTGATTTTGGAACCCATAAACAATTTATAGGCTATGTATGTTCAAATCAAGCAATATATAGGCAGTCTTGGGACCCCTTTTGTATACATGTAAATTAACTATATAAATAAATTTGTATTTTAGAAATGTTTTGGGACCCCTCGAGGCCCGAAGGGCCGAGGTGAGCGGCGCCCCGCAGGGGCGCCACAACCTGTGGTTTAGTCTAGTAAAACCATATATGCTTTAGCATTATTCTTAATAAACCAATCTAATAAGTTTCTCATTTCTTGCCAGTGCTTGCTTGCACCTTCACCTAGTTCTTTATCTTCAAGAGTAGCTAGAGCTTCGTGATAAAATATCTTATCGTGTTTCTCCGCTTCCTCTTTTGTTAGTTCAATAGATTCACCTGAGAATCTATTACGTCTTGTGTAGTCGTAATTTGTTTTTGTTTCCATAGTCCTATACTATCCTACTATAAATAATCTGTCAAGAAGATTTATAGCCCATGTACCCTAGAGCCAGGATACCTGCCAATAGAATAACAGAAAGCCCGATAGGGCTTTCTACAAATATTATACTAAGTAATTCAATCATAATGTTCTCCAGCTTATTAAAACAAGTCCAATTATTGTTATCATAAAAGTAATTTCAATCATTAATTAACCTTTCGTTTATATGTTATCATTGGATTAATACAAGTTGTGTATCTTTCTAATACTGTGTCCCAAAAACACATATACTTTTTACCGTCTTGTACCCACGTTCTACAACCCTCTTTATTTAGATTGCCTACTCTAAAGATTGTCTTGTTATACTTCTTAGCAAACCACGAAACAGTAAAGTCTGTTTTGTATTCTATTTCTTGTATGTTCATATATATCTTTCTGTTATTAGGGACTATATAGGATAGCCCCTAATATGTCAATACTTATTAACTGGCTATTTGTTTTATTTTAGATGTATCCACAACCCAAGTTATACCTATCTTCTTGGTGCAATTATCTAATGCTGTTGCAATAGCTTTGTCATCACCATTTTCATAGACTATATCCATAGCTTTTTGTTTTACAGCTTCTAGTTGTGCGAGTTGTTCACCTTCAGGTCTTCGTCTCAACTCTCTATCAACAAGAGACTTCGCCCACTCTCTTAATTGTTCTTCACAATCTTTGAGAGATATTTCTTCGCTATTTCTTAAGTTATAGGTAAGAGCTTTCTTATCATCTTGTTTAGCTTTCTTTTTAAAAAAGGTCGTAGCGTCTTGTCTTGCCTTCTTCATCATTTCTTCTGCCTTTCTAAATGCGTCTATTATTTTATCTGCACCCATTTTTTTAGACAGCTTACCAACTATTCTTTTAGTCGCTTCAGTTTTAAACTGCTTGACTAAAAGCTCTTGTTCTTCAACTAATGGATCAAAATGACGTTTTATTTTACTCTCATAATGTTCCACTTTATACTTTGGCATATTACCCATATTATCCTCTTTCTGTTAGTATTTATAATTATCCTATATTATCCCTTGACAACATATAAGTCAAGGTATATATTAACAATATGAAAGCAAATAATTATATATGCCCAATTTGTACACAGTTCACTTCTTATGATGAGTGGGCAAAGCCACAGGTTGCGTGTATCAATTGTGGGGTTGAAGAATAGAACTTGAGCCCTGATCCGATAGCCATTGCTAGCATGATTCGAACTAGCTGTCGGATCTGGGGTCAAGTATTCTAAAGTGTGACCTAGGTATTCTATTTAACGCTAAGCAATAGATCGGATACTTGACCA